ATACATTGTAGAAAAGTAGAGGATCTGATGGCATTTGCAGGAAACATACCGGGAAATTACACGGTTACAATTAATCCTATCTCAGGAAGTTTACCTGGGGCGCAGATAGCCAAAGCTGCGTCACAGAATGTAAATACTGGAACTGCTGTAAGTTTTACAGGTGGTACGGTCGTTTATGATACAAGTTCTTTTTCTAATTTAGCTTCTCATCCTACAAGGCTAACTGTTCCTGCTGCTGGAGAATATTTAATTCTATTTACGGCGACTACCTCTGTTCAAGGAGGAGCGGTGCAGTTATATAAAAACGGATCACCTCTGGCTAATGATGAAGCCGAAGCAAGTGCTGCCAATGCGTTTGTAGATGCAGTCTTTATTGAAAAGTTAGCGGCAAATGACTACTTAGAGATTTTTAATACCGCTGGCTTAGTGTCTTCATTTACCGTAGCAGTGTTTTCTGTTCAACAAGTGATGTAAGGAGTACTTATGGGGGCACCGTCTTTAACTCATCCTGGACTTTCCAGTACGGATACACCGGCACCTGTGGTAGCCGGAACTCCTGTATCTCCTGGGGCTGCGACGGGTCCATGTACTGCAACATTTTCTGCTGCGAATAAACCAGGATCTACTAATGCAACAAGTCCGTCTATGTGGATGTACGTTGTTGTGAATGGAGTTCAATACTTACTACCTTTATTTCCTGTATAAGGCACTTCAATGGCAATTGCTGGAAATGTACCTGGAAACTATACGGTTGATGTCACCCTTGATACCTTTGTAGTAGAAGTCAAGACTTACGGAGTGCTTACTACAAATACAGCCGCACAAAATGATACAGCCATCTCTACAATGCTCACGGCTGTTCCATCTGGATCTTTGATTCTATTTTCAGAGCCGGGGATATATCTTCATTCTCAAACTATTCTTCCTCCTAATGGGAAACTATTAGAGTTTTGTGGGTTTGGAGGTTTCGGAAATGAAACACCAAATCAAGGATCTGAAAATCTTACTGTTCTACAATGGACAGGTGGAGCTTCACCACAGTTGCAGACTCAACCGGCCAGTGATGGTACACGAATCTGCAATTTGACTTTTGAAAACAATGGGTCTGCGACAGCAGCTATTTGGATTGATGGAACGTATCACGCATATTTAGACCATGTTTCGATTGAAGGGGATATCACGCCCTATAGCACTGCTGGATTAGTAATCAGTGGTGCAAATACTATTCCAGCTTTATTTGTTGCCGATAAATGCTCTTTAAAAGGTAATAATACAACTCCTGGAACGTCCGTTGGTATTCTTATTCACGTAGGGTGTGATGTCGCTAGATTCAATGATTGTAACGTCGCATATCACCAACAAAATTTAGTTGTAGACACTACCTGCTCGACACTAGTATGGGATGGCGGAAACAATGAAATGCTTGCCGCCTCGGGTAACTCTGGTCGTGGGGTATACGTCGCCGGTGGTCAGAACATCCATTTAATTCACACTCATTATGAAACAGTAGATACCGGACAGAGGGCTATTGAAATTGCAGCAATGAGCGGTGGCTCCATTAAAGGTAACTTTTTTAATGGAGGAAGTGGACCATCTGATTATGCCATTCTATCATCTGGAGCTGCTTCTAGTGACGTTATAGTTGAGGACAATGTTTTCACTAATGTCGGAATAGCGGGCATCGATCTTCATGCTTCGACTAACTGGAACATTGGAAAGAATTCTCTAGGCACAGGCGCTACTGCTATCCTTCCTAATAGCAATGAAGGTAGCATGGTTCTAGTTACTGGAGCTAACAATGATAATATGGTAATACCGCAATTTCCAATGGTTACGGTTTCTGGTTTGACAGGCGATACTTTATTATCTGGATTGGGAGGGGTCACTAATCCATTGGCAGGACCGGCAAATCCTGGTCAGTTAATCATAATTTATAACCAATTCAACCATAATTTAACTTTAGTACATGAAGCCCCTACATCAATTAACGTAAACAGAATTAATACTACGTCTGGTTCTAACGTTGTTTTAACTGTTAATACGCTGGCAGGTTTAATGTGGATACCTGCGACTCAGCGTTGGCGAATCCTATTTGTAGATTCAATTGCTACCTAAATTAAGGAGACAATTCGTGAAAAAATTATTTGGAATACTATTAGGGTTATTTGTTCTAGGTAGTACTAATATTACGAATGCTCAGACTTGTCCATCTCAGTCTACCGTAGCAACACAAGGACTATTCTTCACTAACCCAACGACTACGGTGACCGGAACACCTGACACAATGGTTTCCAATTCTGTGTATTTAACGACAGGGACTTGTGGATCAGAGAATGGCGGAACTGGATCATTACCTGTAAAGGTGTTTACTATCTCGTCTGAAGGTGTAGGGACGGCTCCTCAGATCCCTCTTTCGGCATTAAATTTGCCTAATGGGAAGTATTTTGCTGTGGTGACGGTGACCGACGCTTCTGGTCTCCAGAGCGCCCAGAGCAATGAGGTAGGCTTTACAATTTCAAACCCTCCTCAAGCGCCGGGAACATTCTCGGTGAAATAATTTGTCTGATCTTGGCGCTTTTAAGAATTAAGTGTTAGTAGTAAGAGGCATCTTGTGGCTATTTTAAAAATAATGATCCAGGTCCAAAATACGGTAGGATCTATCTTTATAGATACCTTTTACACTGACAGCTTTGAAGACGCTGTGAACTCTATTGGCACGGCTCCTGCCGTTATTCAGGTAATAGGAAATTGTACGCTGAATAAAAATTTGACAGTTCCATCAAATATCACTTTAGATTTTACAGAACTTGGGTCGGTATTTGTCAGCACCGGATATACCCTGACTATTGCGGGTCCTTTAGTCTCTACTGCCAGACAGACGTTTACAGGGCCAGGAACAGTCATATTGCCAACGGTCACGTTGACTGCTGGTTTCACTTTAGCAACTCCGTATAATAACTTAGTAAACGTTACTTCAGCAGGAAATGTGATCTCATCAACAGTTACAGCTATTAGCAGTGGATTTTATCTTGGTCAGGAGTTCACTTTATTTAACGTTGGCAGTTATACTGTCACACTAAAGAATGCCGCTAATACGGATTTCGGTAGTGATCAGGCTATGAGTTCTGGAACAACATTAGGATTAATCTGGAGTAGTTCAGGATGGCTTATTACATCGTCTCAAGGAATGGGCTCCGGGGTTACTCAGATTACAGCAGGTACAGCTATAGGGGTTTCTCCTTCTGGAGGGACAGGTAACGTTACAGTAAATAATGACGGGGTGACTTCGCTAATAGCAGGAACAGGCATATCTATTAGCGGTTCTACAGGTAATATAACAGTAACAAATACTCAGAGTGGTTTACCTGCTGGATTTGGTACTTATGTTTCAAATAGCCCTAATAACCCTGTAAACCTCACTAATGGGTTACCTACAAATATAGCGTCTTTGTCTTTAGGGGTAGGTGATTGGGAAGTTCAGGGCAATGTAGCAACAGGCAATGTATCCGGTAACTCATTTACTTTTTTAATTGGCGCAGTGTCTACTACAAGTGGAGGGTTTGATTCTGCTAATGTTACTACTGGAGAAGGATACTTTGAATTACCTTTTAATGAAGCTGCAAGCAATACTATTGCGTGTTCTACTGGAATGCGAAGAATTGTGGTGGCTTCTGGTACGACTACTGTATATTTAGTCGTGGACGCTGGTTTTTCGACAGGAAGCCCTACTGCGTCAGGTATTATTAAAGCCCGTAATTGGGCAACTCTCTAAGGAAGAGGCTTTAATGGGTCTTACTCCAGGACAAATACGAGGAGATCAAGAATTACAATTTGGTCCTAGTCTTCTACAGACAGGAGCAAATGGAAACTCCGTCATTCAGGTACCTTCAGCTATCGGAGTGATGACTCAAAGCGCTACTTCTGTTAATTCTGGTCCTTTGACTCCTGGGTCAGACCACGTGATCTCATTCGATACTGTTTTGACAGACTTAGCTGGATATTATTCTGCTGGTAGTCCGAGTAAGCTAACTGTTCCAGCAGGAATACCAAATATGCTGTTTGTTGTGAACTGTTTTGGTACTACGGATCAGCCATCAATTATTCAGATTAGAAAGAATGGAAATCTTTTTGTATCTATAACTCAGACGAATATTTATGAGCTGTCTTTTAACACTTCTGCAACTTTACAGATGTTAGCAGGAGATTATGTAGAAGTCACAGTAAGGCCCATAAATAACCCTGTAAATTTGATACCTGAGTGTATTTTTGCAATTCAGGCTATACAGATTGTAGCAAATATTATAATAGTATAGGAGAATATTCATGCGTATCTTTAGTCTAGGTGTATTAATCGGATTAATTGTAATGTTTGGGGTTTCTTGGGGGGTCTGCTATCTTTTGCGTCGAAAAACTGTTGTAATCTCCGCTGTAAAAGCGGAAGTAAACAAAGTCGAATCGGAAGTTAAAGCAGAAGTAAAGAAGATCTAAATGTCTGAAGAAAAGAGGATCAAACGTCCTACATGGACCGATGACCAGCTATATAAGATCTGTCAGAAAGCCTGTAATGCCTTGGAATGGGGAGCTAATCCCGCCATTGCTGCTAGATCTGCGGGCATCAGCCCTAAAAGCCTGAAACAGATTATAGACTACGGCAAAGAGAACCCTGAAGATAAAGTGTATTCAGACATTCTTTTAAGGATTGCTACAGCAGCAGATCAGATTGATTTAACTGCTCTTGAGGCTTTGAAGAAAGCAGCACTTAGAGGTCATGTCCGGGCTGCTGCTGAGATTCTTCGTATCCGAGGATGGTACACTGACGCAGATCGTGCTGCCGCACCTAAACAGAATGTAATCATTAAACACGCTTCCAGAGAAGATTCTAAGAAAGAATCATAATGGCTAAAAATGAGATCGATAGCACTGTTCTAACACTGAATGAAAAAGAACTAGATCCCATTGAGATTACTTTACCTTATAAGTTTAAACCTAGGCCGTATGAATGGGATGTTTGGGAAGCATTTGATAGAGGAATTAAACGATTAGGCTTGATTTGGCATCGTCGTGCTGGTAAAGATCGTACAGCCTGGAATTTCATGATTAATCAGGCAATCTCAAAGCCCGGTAATAACTATTATTATATCTTTCCTCAATACACTGAAGCACGAAGAAACGTATGGGAAGCCCAGGCTAATCTTTCTGGAGAAGATGAAAGTACGAGCTTCTTGGATCATATTCCAGAACAGCTCATAGAGAAAATCGATAAAGAAGCATTACAGATTACGTTGACAAACGGTAGTCGAATAAAGTTGGAGCAAGCCGAAGATTTTAAGAAACTAAGAGGATCTAATCCGAGCGGAGTGGTGTTCTCAGAATTCCAATTAGCTCATCATCAGGTTTGGCCTCTTGTGTTTTCCCCTATCCTTCGAGAGAACGGAGGATGGGCTTTATTTAATTTTACTGCTCTTGGAAAGAACCACGCATGGAAACTTTGGCAGAATACCAAAGATGATCCTAAATGGTTCTGGTCCAACAAGACTATTCGAGATACATTCTTTGCTGACGGACGTAGGGTGTTCACTGAACAAGACCTTGCTGAAGCCAGAACAGAAATGGAAGAATGGCAAGTTCAGCAGGAGTTATTTAATTCTTTTGACGGAGTAATTGAAGGTAACTATTACGGGAAACTTCTTACTGAATTAATTAAGAATAAGCAAATTGGTAAGTTTCCTCATGACGCCCGGTATCCAGTGTATACAACTTGGGATTTAGGACAGAATGATGCAACGGCTATTTGGTTTTATCAAAAGATCGACCGTAGGCCAGTTTTTATTGACTATTACGAAAATAATGGCGAAGGTGCTGAGTTTTATCTTGATGTGCTTAATTCTCGGCCATATCGTTTTGTTAAGCACTATTTGCCTCACGATGCGGATGCTAGGAGAGGCTATGTTTCTACTAAATCATTTTACCGAGTAATGGAAGAATTGACCGGCAATAGAGATCTTTTTACTATCGTCCGAAAAGCGAGTATTAAGACTGGTATTCAGGCTGTTAGATCTTTTCTTCCGACATGCTGCTTTAACGAAGAGACTACTGAAGCTGGACTAGATTGTTTAGCAAATTATCACCGAGAAAAGGACCATAAAAATAATACTTTCAAGGATCATCCACAGCATGACTGGTCATCAAATGGGGCTGATTCTTTCAGGTATGCGGCTATGAGTTATGAAGAGATTCCTTTGCCTCTTCCTTCTGATTTCATTGATCCTTACAGTTTTGAGTTTTTAAATAGAGGTAATAGGTTTAGTGGCGATGGTGGTAGTGTCGATTGGATGGGGTGCTAAAGATGGGGGCTGTAGCAACTGGATCAGATAGAGAAGCAGAAAATACTGAATACAGGTCGCATGTCCGTGTGTCTCCTACTGACAGTACTGCTGCTACAAGTAGCGATGACGTTGCTAAGTGGCTAAAACGTTTAAAAGCTTCTAGCATGTACGAGCAAGCCAATAGAGCTGCATATACCGAAGACATCGCATTCTATTCAGGTGATACAGATGACGCCGGACAATGGGAACAAGGTACCCGACAAAAGAGACAGAATGCCGGACGTCCTACTTTAACAATTAATGTTCTCCCGATGTTTGTTGAACAGATCATGGGAGACATTCGCCTTAATCAGCCTAGGATCAAAGTTCATCCACAGGGAAATCGGGCTACACCTGAATTAGCGGCAGTATATGATGGGATTATTAAGTCTATTGAATATAACTCTAATGCTGAAAAAATCTACGATGACGCTGCTAATCAGATGGTGGTAGGTGGAATAGGAGCATGGAGACTTGACACAGAGTTTATTCCTGGGTCTTTTGATCAACATATTATAATTCGTCCAATTACTGACCCAATGACAGTTTATTGGCAACCTCGGCCATTTGATGCAGACAATTTTGATGCCGATTGGTGCATGATCACGTATTACATGACCAAGGAAGATTTTGAGAAGGAATACGGTGATAAAGTTCCTTTAGCCTCTATTCAAGAAACAGGCAAAGGGGACATGAATGACTGGTTTGATAAAGACAGAATTAAACTTGCTGAGTGCTATGAAAGAGTACGGTCTACTAGGACTATTTGCCAGATGTCCGATGGTTCTGTTTTAAGTCTCGAAGACGCTGAGACTAAGATTGAAGAACAAGAGGTTCTTTTAAAGCTACAGCAAGCTAATCAAGAAGAGACTGTTTCTATTCAAGGCATCCTAGGACAGCCATCACAGCCCCTACAGGAGCCTACTCCGCAATTAAGAATTGTAAAGAAACGAGACGAAGACCATTATCATGTTTATCATAGTGTCATTTGTGGTACTGATGTTCTTGAAAAACCAGTCAAGACAGTGTGGGAGAATATTCCGGTTGTTCAGCTTTGGGGCAAACAGCTTGTAGTACAAGGCAAACGGTTTGTGCGCGGTATGATCCGCAATGCTAAAGATGCACAAAGAACCTTTAACTACATGCGATCATCTGAAGTGGAAATGGCTGCTCTACAGCCTAGAGTGCCCTGGGTTGCTACTCAGAAAATGATTGAGGGGTACGAAGCCGACTGGAATAGTGCGAATGTCGAAGCTAAGTCCGTCTTAAGATATAAGACTGATCCTGATCGCCCTAACGATAAACCACAGCGTACTGACCCTGTGCAAACCCATCCTGGTTTCTTTCAAGGGTCGAATTCGGCAATGGGCGACATGAAGATGACTATGGGAATCTTCAATGATAGTCTTGGGATTCCTACAGGCATGAATCGGTCAGGAATTGCCATTAAAGCCAATATTAAAGAATCCGATGTCGGAAATTACACTTACTTTGCAAACTTTATTCGTGGTCTAGAGTGGACAGGTAAATTAATTGTTCAGGCTATTCCGAAAGTCTATGACACAGAGCGTATTATTCAAACTCGGGATCAAGCTAGTAGGCCAATGTCTATACCTGTAAATATGCCAAGAATTAATCAACAGACTGGTCTGCCGGATATCTTAAATGATTTGTCAATTGGGCGTTTTGGGGTGGCTATTGATACTGGTCCTAGTTTCACTACTCAACGAGAGGAAGCAGTTGAGAATATTATGCGGCTATTGCCAACACTACAGCCGCAACAGGTCAACATTATTACTGATTTAATCTTCCGTTACCAAGACTGGCCTGGGGCTCAAGAGTTTGCAGATAGACTGGAGAAACTGGTTCCTCCACAGATTACAGGGAAACCACAGCAACAGCCATTGCCTCCAAATCCAGCACAAATAGCTGCTCAGGCTAAGGCTCAGCAAGAACAACTTAGAGCACAGACGTTGAAGCTTAAGACACAGCAAGAAATGGTTAAACTACTGTCTGACACAGTGAAATTAAAGAGGGAACAAACAAAAGGAACTGAGAAAGAATTAATTTACGGAGTTTTGGAAGAGATCTTTAATGCTCTTCCGAAAGAAGAGGCTGCGTTATCGGCTGCTCCAGCAGCACAGCAGTCTGTAGCATCGCCGCAAGCGGGTACTGCTAATCTTGCAACCCCAACGGCTTAAATCAACAAGGAGAAAGAAATGGCTGAAGATTATAATCGAGGGCGTAAGTCACCACTTAAGAAAGGCAAGACGACTCCCTTTGAGGAACAGTTTTACATGGATGATCCAGGAGACTCTAATATGGGTGCGTCTGCTCCTAGGATTAAGAAAGCAGGAATGGCTGCTGAATCTGCTGTAAAACCTATGCCTGTGGAAAAAGACAGGGAACCTCTTGATCATCAGGATTTAGAGAGGGAAAGTCTATCTCATTACGAGAATAGACACGGCGGATAAAGGAGCGCGTCATGGCAAACGAGAAAGATTTTCGTAAGCGAGTCAAGAGTTCTGAAAAGAAAAAGGCTCGTAAGTTTGGTCATGTAGCTAAAGTTGCCAAAAGGATCGACAGCACGTCACAGCCTCCATTTGAAAAAGTGGAACCTGCTGACATGCTGCGTCCTGATGGCGAAAAGGATGCAGATCAGGCTCCACGGCCTCCTAAAAAGAATCGGCATGATGAAAGTAAGAAAAAGAAATCCCGTCTTTCTGACTATACTGGCCGTAGAGTGCAGTTTAAAACTATTGCAGAGCATTCTCGAACTATGAGGCAAGACTAATGGAAGGTAATATTAATTACGAGAAATTAGTTAAGTCGGTTGCTTCTAGAAAGCCTAAAAAGATAGTTGCAAAGGCCAAAAAGGCTCTGTACAAGAAGCCTAAGAAACCAAGGATTAAGACTATCCAGCCAGGGAGGCTGTACTAATGCCACTTTTAAAAGGCAAGTCAAAAAAGACTGTGAGCAAGAACATTTCTACGGAAATGCATGCTGGAAAGCCACAGAAACAGGCCATTGCAATCGCTATGAGCAGGGCTGGTCTTTCTAAAAAGAAGAAAAAGAGCAAAAAATACTCTTCTGACAAGATTCATACTGTGGCCGAGAACACAGGACGTAGTAAAACTAGTACGTACTAGTACTATTATATTTCTAAATATACCTGAAAATAGGTATATATGGAAATAAAAACGTACCTATCCGTCGATAGGGTGATTGATATGCCGACAGTCCGGCAGATCATGTCTTATTGAGACTGGCTAACGGTTTTCAGTGCCCAGAACTTCAACCTGAAAACCTAAAATTGAATAGGGGGACATAATGGGAGAAATTAAAGCCGCTTTGGAGTCTTCTAATGAAGCTGCTCTTGATCTTATGATGAAAGAAGCTCAAGAACGTCTGAATATTCAGAATTCAGAAGAAAAGATTAGACAACTTGCACAGAATAAAGAAACAAGTTTACTTCCTGAAACTAAACTTGAAAAGACTGAAGAAGTTGATTTAGCGCCTAAAACAGAAGTAGAAGCCGCTTCAGAAGTTAAAGAAGATCCAAAACCAGAGAAGCCAAAAGAGAAAAAAGAAACTGAAGCAAAGGCCGAAGGAGAAGAATTCTCCCCTGAAGAGCTTCTTAATGCCGAACCTGACACCGAGACTGACGACGGTAAAGATGTACCTTATGACAAATTCAAGAAGAGGGTAGACAAACTCACAGCTCAGCGCGAAGAGGCAAAACGAGCTGCGGAAGAACGACAGAGAGAAATCGAATACTGGAAAAGTAAGGCACTCGGGGCTGATCCAACTAAAGCAGGATCAGATAAGATTTCTGTAGTTCCTAGTACAGTTCAGACCCCTAAGTACGATGTTTCAAAAGACCCAAATGCTCCTAAACTTGAGCAATTTGCAAATAGTGATAACCCTGTTCAAGACTACGTAGTAGCCCTTAATGACTATGTAAGCAGTAAGAAACAAGAATTCATTGAACAGCAAACGAAACAAGCAGCAAGAGATCAGAAGTGGCAGGATACAATGGCTACTTTTGCTGTAGATCATCCTGATTTTACAGAAGTGTTTCATCCAAATCTTCCTGTAAATCCCTATATGGCTGAAGCTTTAAAATCTTCAGTAAAGGGGGCTGAGATCGCTTACTATCTTGGTAAGAATCCTCAGATTTGTAAGAAACTTGCGTCAATGAATCCAGTCGATGCAGTGATTGAAATGGGTCGATTAGATGAAAGATTTAAAGGCATTAAACCTAAAAAGGTCTCTAATGCTCCTGACCCTGTAAAGAAAGTAACATCCGGTTCTCCTGATACCGGCAGTCAAAAAGATCCTAATAGGATGACTGACGAAGAGTATCGAGAATGGAGGATGAAGAGTGGAAGTCGTGTTGTGCCTCGTCTTTTAAAGAGGGGAGAGAAATAAGAATATCCTCTTATCACAACGGTTCTTAGCAACTAAGTGCTATGCGAGATGCAGTTGGTAGCCCATCCCTACCTGATACTGGTAATTCCAGGCTTGATAGTCAGTTTAACCTATAACTCTTTAAAGGAGAAAAATCATGGCTGGAAACGTTCTATTGACTCCAGCTATCATTGCAAAAGAAGCTGCCCTACAGGTATCGGGTAACCTCATATTTGCAAAGATGGCTCATAAAGAGTTTGCGAAAGACTTCAAGTTAAAGGTGGGAAACCAAGTCGCATATCGCAAACCTTTACGGTTCCTTCCTACTCGTTCTAGGACTCTTAATACCAGTCCTGTAATCGAACAGCAAGGGACAATCATTGTTAATAGTCCTGGTCAGGTATCATGGGAATTTAATACCCAAGACCTCACTATGACCATTGACCAATATACAGAAAGATATATCCGTCCTGCTGCTATTACCTTGGCATCAATGGTGGACTCTGATGGCCTATTAATGGCTTCTCAGAATACCTTTAATGCTGTAGGTACGGCAGGATCAGCACCAACCTTCTCAACTCTTCAGTTAGCTGCACAGAGGCTAGACGAATTCCTAGTTCCACAGAATGATCGCTACATGGTGGTCAATCCTTCTGCTAGGACTTCGGTTCAGTCTTCTTTAACTGGATTCTTCGAACCAGTGCTGATTGAAGACATTGTGAAGAGTGCGGCAGTTGGTCGTATCGTGAACATGGACGTGTTCTGTGATACCAACGTAGCCTTCCTTACTACAGGAACAGCTACAACTGCCACTCTATCCGTATTTGCAAATCCTGCTGACGGAGCAACAGCTATTTCTTTGGCTGACTCTGGCAGTGGAACACTTGTGAATGGGGATATCCTTACCTTTGGTACAGCAGTCCACACTGACGCTGTTGATCCAATTCAGAAAACTGACCTTGGCTATCTACAGCAATTTGTTGTTGTAGGTGGAACTACGGCAATTGGGTCACAGTTTGGTTATCAGCTTGCATCCGGCTCTGGCACACTTGTATCTCTTGGTACAGTATCCAGCGCCAATGTGCTGAATCTCACTGGTCCTTACCAGACTGTCACCGCTCTTCCTACCACGTCATCTACAGTGACAAAGATGGCGTCTCACCGCTCAAACATCGCCTGGCACAAGAACGCTTTCGTTCTAGTGACTGTCCCTCTGGACATTCCACGATCTGTGGTATACGGAAAGGTGTTCGAGTTCGATGGCATCAGCATGAGGTTCATGGTAGCTTATGATCCAATTGGTGACGCTGAATATGCACGTCTCGACATTCTATACGGATGGGCTTCGACCTATCCCGAATTAGCTTGTCAGATTCTCGGATAAGGAAAGGAGGGATAACATGGGATTTGTACCTTCAAACACAAGTTCTACCCTCAAACAACTTTCTGACGGGAATCCGGCAGGGAGTGTTTGGGGACAAAGTGCAACTGATCTGATTGCTTTCTATGGCGGAACTCCCGTCGCACAGAGAGCGTCAGGTAATCTTGCAGCAATTACCACGACAGCAGCTACCACAACTACTCCTTGGGGATATTCTACATCTACCCAGGCGAATGCAATTGTGTCTGCTCTGAATGAGATTATTGCCACTCTAGTTGGCCTTAATCTGAATGTTCACTAAGAATCAGGGGAGGGGGCTTTGTCCCTCTCCCCTATTTTTTGGAGAAATAGATTGAAACTATCAGATTGTAAGATTCTGCTTGCTGTACCAACTTACGATTATTCAGTTTCAGTTCCCACTGTACAATCATTATCTGTTGTACAGCATTGTCTGTGGAACTTTAATGTTACACACGATGTAAGGTATTCGCGTAACTGCTATATATCGGCCTCTAGAAACCACTTTGCAATGGACGTCCTAGAAAGCGATTTTACTCATTTATTTTTTATTGATTCTGACGTCGGATTTGACGCCATAGGATTTTTTAAGATTCTAAATGCAGATAAGCCTATCTGCGCTGGAATCTACCCAATGAAGACAGAAGACCCACGGTACCCTGTTCAATTAAAGACAGGCGAAAAAGGGGAGTGTCTAGGAGAAGCTGAGACAGGTCTTCTAGCTGCAAATAATCTTCCTACTGGCTTCATGTGTATTCAAAGGCATGTGCTTGAAATTCTTAAATCAAATCATCCTGAATTAGAATATATTGAAAATGACCGAACATTTTATGATTTCTTTGGATGCAGACTAAAAGATAAAAGATGGTGGGGCGACGATTACTCTTTCTGTAATCTTTGGACTGAAGATGGTGGGCATCTTTGGGTCTACCCTGACATTAATTTCTCCCATTTTGGAGGAAAGGAGTACAAAGGAAATCTTGATAAAACACTGAAAGCTTATGCCGAAGAGGATAATATAAAGCGAGTCCAACAGGAAGAATTTAGCAAATTAGAAGAAAACATGAAGGAATTGCGATGTTTAAAATAAGTGTCATCGTTTTGTTAATTGCCATTATCGGTTTGCAGATTGCTTCATTAGTCAATCACGTTTCTTTAGCAAATTTAATAGATGAAGTAGACACTCGCGTCTATAATCACGACAAAAGTGAAAAATTTGATATAGGGATTTATCCAAGGAGATAGCACGTGCCAGGTCCTTACACTGTTCAACAGCTCATTAACTACTCATTAAAAACCATTGGCGTTATCGCTACAGGTGAAACTCCTACTGCTGATCAAAGCACAGATGCTTTATTAGCGTTGAATCTTATGTTTGATGAGTGGGGCGGTCATAATATTACAGCCCGAGCTACGACTGAAATTACTTATATTCTTAATGCAGGTACTTATTCACACCAAATAGGGCCTACTGCTACTGGTCCTAATGCGGTGGTTACTTCGCGTCCAATGAGTGTCGTTGCGGCTAATATTGTTTATCCTCCTCCACAAAATGTAACTTTGCCTGTTACTATTATTGGGGTGACTAGGCTATATCAGCATAGTGATAGATTTGTTCTTATTGGGCCTCCTGAAGAAATGTTTTATGATCCACAAATGCCAAATGGGGTAATCTATTGGTATCCGATTCCAGATATATCTTATAATATCTTCTTGAGGGTCAATGTAGCTTTAGCGGAAATGAGCAACCTATCAACAGACTTTACACTTGAACCAACATATTTTGAGGCTATAGTTTTTAATCTTGCTAAGAGGCTATTTCCTATGTTTGGTGGATCAAGGCCCGTGCCTCAACATATTGAAGAGATTGCTAAACGGTCTTACGACAATCTTGAAGTGCTTTCAGCTCCTTCAATGTTTATTACTTCTGATGGGATTGTTGATAAGACAGCCAGAGCGAACAACATAATCACGTACAGCTAGAAATAGACCATAAAAACCAATAAGTTATGAAAACACCGTCTCATATCAATGAAAGAAATAAATTATAGTATCAAACCCATAAACACGAAATAAATAAGGATAGGGTTGTGAACTGGCTATTAATTATTTAAAGAAGCACCAAGAATAGTAAGGATTTATATGCCCCCATTACCTGGGTTTTGCGCCCCGACATACCAAGAAAGGTCATTGAACTTCGACGCTCAAAGATGTGTGAACCTGTATCCTGTTCCAGGAGTACAGGCTTTGGGCGAACAGGGATCAAAGACTGTTTCTATGCTTGTAGGGTCTCCTGGGTTGACTCTATTTACCAATGTCGGAGTATCACCAATAAGAGGAATGCTATCCGTAGGGACATTGCTCTTTGTAGCTTCTGGCAATCAGGCGTATTCGATTCAAACAAATGGGATAGCGGTCACAATCGGTACTTTAAACACGACAAGTGGCATAGTCAGTATTATTTATAATAATAACTTTGAAGTGGCTTTTGCAGATGGCGTGAATCTTTATGTGTACAACTATAGAACTAACACTTTTACAATCATTCCTAGTGCTAACTTAGTAGGTAGTCCGACTTGGCTTTCATTTTTAGATCAGTACATTGTAGCTGCGTTTGCAAATTCACAGGCTTTTCAGCTTAGCGGGCTGAATGCAGCTACTTCATGGAGTACATTAAATAATGGCTTAGCGGAATCCGACCCTGATAACCTCCTTGCAATTTGGTTATTGAATCAACAGTTATATATGCTCGGAGAGTTTACTACTGAAATATGGTGGGATGCTGGAAGCACTGGATTTCTTCCCTTTGCCAGAAGTTCTGGAGTAATAAATTATGGAATAGAGGCGATTAATTCAGGAACAATCATAGCCAATAGCCTCGCGTGGCTTGGACGCAATAGAATTGGTGGAAGACAAGCCATGCTGACACAAGGGGCCAGTCCAACAGTGGTATCAACTCCTGCTCTTGAAACTCAATGGGGCACCTATTCTACTGTTGCTGATGCCTATTCCTTTGCCTATCGAGTAGGAGGCAGAGAGAATTGGGTACTTACATTTCCTTCAGCTCCTAATGGTGGTGCTACCTTTGTGTACGATGTTGTAACTGGATTATGGCATGAAAGGGCCTCTATTACTACTGGACCTGCTTATACAATTACTGGAGGCCAGTGGATTGCTTATGGACACGCGATCTTCAATGGACAGCAAATGGTAGGAGATTTCTTTACTGGAAATATATATATAATTGATCCTACTAATTACACTGAAAATGGCAATCCTATTATTAGACGAAGAGTCAGCCCTCATTATTGGAACAATTTAAATTTTCTCACGATGAATAGTTTACAAGTAGATTTTGAAGGTGGTACCGGATTGCCAAGTGGACAGGGCTCTAACCCTATGGCAAAGCTTCGATGGTCTAAAGATGGGGCACATACATGGGGAAACTACCATGAATCTCCAATTGGTCCTATTGGAAATTATCAGCAACGTGCTATTTGGAGGACTTTAGGGATTTCAAGGGATTGGGTCTTTGATCTACAAATTTCTGATCCAATTCGAGTAGCATTTATGGACGCAGTAGCCGAAATGGAATTATCAGACGTATAAAGAAACTCTGTTTTATAGGAGGGGACTCAGATTTGGTTAGAAATTTGGAAGAACACAGCACCGTTAATCATAATCGGGGTTTTAGGGTATATTGGTCGATTATGGGTATCGATCTCAAAAAACCAAGTAGAGCTTTCTAAGAATCAAGTAAAACTGACAGAGTGGGCTACGGGTCATGAGATTCTTGATAATACTAGGTTTTCCGATTTAAAAGACCTGCTTATGGCTAAGACGGAGAGAAATTAGTGAAGTTTCTTGTTATTTCACAAGAGGGCGATTCGCTTTGCCTACAAGAGCAGCTCTTGCACGAAGGGCATGACGTCC